ACAAAGACCTCCAGTCCCTGATGCTGGCAATCCTGACCGATGATTCGGAGGAGCTGGATAACAAAAGCACTTGAGGTCCAGCTCAAGAAGGACACGTACCTATACATCCAGTTTTTCGTAGCCGAGAAGCTGGGGCTCACGTTGTCCGAGCTACGCAGCCGCATGACCGACATGGAGTTGATCGGCTGGCACACGTACTTCAAACTCCAGGCTGATGCGGAGAAGGAGGCGTACGAAAAAGCCAAACGCCGCCGCTAACCCGGCGGTTTTTAGCTTAAACTGAAATATCGCAGAGTAGTAACCGTGGCTTCGTATCCCGCTGTAATCGAACTTCGGGTAGACGGCGTAACACAGGTTACTCGCGTACTGGACACGATAAATAAACTTGATAATGCTCTCGTCAGCATTAAAAAAACCCCGATTGCTATAAATTCAACTAGCGCACTAGACGGCATTAAGGTACTTAAAAAAGAAGTAGATGATTTTATTAAAAATCTTAACAAAGGTAACGCACAGTTTTCATCGACAACTGCAGGTATAAATAGTCAAGCTCAAGCCTTCAAACTACTCGCCGCAAACACAAGTATAGCGTCTGCAGAGTTTAAGTCTTATACACAAGCCGCAGAACAAGCCAGCCAAAAAGGCAGACTAACCGGAGGTTTAGCCGAAATAGCTGCCATAACGGATCTGTTTAAAACCGGCAAAACAGCGTTCAATCAATCGTTTAAAGGAGTCGAAGAACTTATAAATTTAGGTAAAAATATCCCTGCGAACGCAGCCTCACTAAAACTGTACAAATCAGAATTAGAGCGAGTAATAGATGTTGTTGACATGAGCGGAGACCAGTTCCGGCAGCTGGAACAGGCTATCCATAGAGTAGATGTGGCATTAGGTAACGTAGAGTTCGGTCCCATAGAACCACCTATGCAGGGACCGCAACCTCTACCTAATTTTAAACCCAAAACATATCCCGCCAAAGGACTTAAAGGTCTACTAGCTAAACCAGGAGTTACCGACGCGATGATGGGCGCCGGTTTCCCTCTACTCTTTGGCGCCGGCCCTGGCGCAACACTAGGTGGTGGTGTTGGCGGTTTCATAGGAGGTGCAGCCGGCGGTCCAGCCGGTATGGCGCTAGGCATCGCACTTTCGGCTGTTGGTCAAGTTCTGGATCAAACGTTTGTCAAGATAGCTGACCTGTCTAAAGCAGCAAATATGTTGAACGTAGACGGATTACGTGACAGCGTAATTGTCGTCAACGCAGAACTTGATTATCAAGTAGGTCTACTGAAACGGGCGGGCCAAGCTGATGAAGCACGCGCACTGATAGCTAGAGCTGTATTTGAGCAGACCGGACTTACCGCAGGTGCGACAGAACGCATAGCCAATACATCTAATCTTTTAGGTAATGCCTGGGACGGCGTTACCGGAGCCGTAGGCGGCTTTGTGTCTATCTTGGGCTCCGCTGTTATCCCTGCTCTGTTACCGATACTAAAACTAGTTGAACTGGTCTTCAAAGGCTGGAACATGATCTTTAGCCTTGTCCAAGACCTAGCTGGTGCCGCAGCTAAGTGGGTACTGGAACTTGCCTTCGGTAAAGAACTGGCCGAAAAGATCCTCAACTTCTTCAAGGGCACAAACGAAGAGTCCGAGAAAGTTGCTGCTGCACTGGCCAAGGCTAGTGACGAACAAGCCAAAGTAACAAAACGAGCAGAACAAGCACTTGCCATCGAGAAGACGCGCACAAATAACGTGTCCAGGATGGGCAAACTTATCAATATAGAAGCGGACAGAAGAGACAAAATAAACGACGCCGAAAATGCAGCTGCGGATAAACGTAAAGCTGCTTTAGACGAATTTGCAGGCGTTACATCTGCTTACGGTAAGGCCAAACTGGCTGATCTCCTGAAGGAAATTGATGGAGAGAAGAAAGTAGCTATTGCAAGGGCTAATATCGCTGCCTTGCGTCAACGCGAACTAGTAGAAAACGCCACTCTTATCGAACAGGACAAAGTGCGTATTGCTTTGCTCCAAATGCAAGGTGAAATCGCAAAAGCCAGTGAGGACGCCAATGATAAAGTGCGGGCCGGTCAAATTCAAGAACTGGAACAACGCAAACAGATAGCCCTAAGTCTGAATGACGAGCTGTCTGCGGTTAACAGTATTTACACGCAAAAGAAACAAGGTATCGACGCAGCGTACGCAGCCGCTAAACGAGAAGCTGACCTCAAGGTACAAACAGCCGCTCTTGAACTTGCTTCTATAAAGGCGCAAAAAGCACGAGGGTTGGTTACCGACGAACAAGTAGCTCAGGCGCAAAATGTGTATAACACCGCCGTGGCGGTTACACAGGAAACTCTTCGTGGTGCGGCGGCAGTTCAATCGGCCGCTACGTCGGCAGCTGACTTGGAGCGCAGGCAACAGATCGTCGCGTCTTACGCCGGACAGTTTGCTCGTAATACGCAACAGGCCAGCAATGCACTGAATGAACAGGCCGCTGCCATCGACAACCAGACCAAGCTGGTACAGGCACAAAACCAGGCCTACATCACGATCAACAATATCCAGATTGATTCTCTACGCACACAACTTGAAGCAACTAAGAGTGAAGCTCAGCGGGCACAAATCCTAAACCAAATCAGAGATCTTGAAATAAAAAATGCTACAGCCATACTCTATACAACACGTAGTCAGATTACTGCCGAAGTAGAACGGCAGCGTATTGCCTATCAACAAGTACAGCTTAAATACGAAGAACTAAAAGCCACTGTAAACATTGCCAGAGCACAAAATCTGCTTAATCAAGGTTATCTAGACGCACTTAATAATCAAAGGTCTGCTCTTGTTATAGCCAAAAATAACTACGAAACAAGCCAAGGCATCGCAAAAGCGAACTGGCGTGCTGCCGACGCTGTGTACAACGCAGCCGTAAAAGCCGCAACACTCAAGAGTCAAACACACGGAGCCGCTCGTGCCGCTGGCGAGTTTGCCGGTTCCATGGAACGAGCAGCCAACGGTATGCGCGGTATCCAACTTCAAGGCTTCTCCCAACTAGAGCCCTGGATGGAGCAAAAGATTGCCACAGCCAAAGCCGCTGCGATTGCAACCAGTCGGGATCCTATGACCAGTTATATCGCAGGTATAAATGCAGAAATCGAACTTCGCACTCAGTTCGAGAAAATCCTTAATGCTGAACGTACGGCCAGTAGTACGCAGGCTGAGAGTGATTTCTGGACTAAGGCATCTTCCTTAGGTTTCGGTAAATTTGCCTCCGGCGGTTATGTAACCGGCCCAACCCTGGGCTTAATAGGCGAAGGTAGTCAATCTGAATATATAATTCCAGAGAATCGCATGGCAATCGCCTCTGCCAACTATTTGGCCGGTGGACGTGGGGCCGGGATTATGGAAGGCGGTGGCGGTGGATCGGCTCCTTCGATCAACATCACAACCGGCCCCGTGGTCGAGTTCAATGGCGAGCGGTATGTAACGATGCGTGACATGGAGCGCGGCTTGCAACAGATGGCCACGAACATCTACGGCGGTCTGCGTACACCATCCGGTCGTTACGCCGTGGGGGTCCGCTAATGGGTCGCGCTCAGTCTCAGTTCCTCCGCATCTTCTCCGGCTCCACCACCTATCAGCGGTGGCAGTCGTATTACGTCAACACAAGCGTGACCTGGGAGAGCGCCACCTGGGACTACCAACCCTTCGATGCTGACGGCATCACGGCAGGCGAAGTCCAGTCCGAATCATCGATCTCTATTCGTCTGCCGGCCACAACCACCGTACTGGAAGTGGCGCTACAGGCATTGGATGAAGCCCGGCTGGCGGAATTACGGTTGTACGAGTTCGACACAATCCTCGGTAACAACGCCCCACAGAGCGGTCAGGTTTTGATTGCGTCGTATGTGGGCGAGGTCGTCGGGGTGCAGGGAGGTTTTACATCCATTGAAATGCAGTTGGGAAGTAGTCTGTCACCAGTGGGCGCACAAGTTCCGCCGCGCACGTTCTCAACCCGACTGATTGGGTCTCCCTGTAAGTTATGAGCATCGTCGGCAACAATCCACTTGCTTTCCTAACTTCGCAAGGCGGAGTCGTTGGAACGCCACTGACAGAGGATGGTGCCAGCGCCGTAGATAACCTTGACGTTCAACAGCGCGGAGCGATCATCGGGGAACCAGTCCCGATTGTGTTTGCCAGGCGTGTTAGTGGTGTGGGTGGTGTCCTCGTTAATCCACCGGCAACTGAAGCCCGGTTTGAGGATGATCCGTCAAGCAACATCACGGCCAGCTACCACCTTGTCCTGAGCGAAGGACAGATCGACTCAATCCAGGTCCGCGACGTATTCCAAGGCGCCTGTCGAGTCGGAAGCTTTACGCAGACGTACAACCGCCGGGCCGGCACTTTTGTGCCCGGTAACTTCATTGACAATACGCCAAATCTCCGGGCACCCACCTATTGCGGCACCAGTGGGACATACGCCGGGCTGAGCACCATGGCGTTCTCGGTCACCATCCCAGCAGGCTTTGACCAGTGGAACCGTCAGGTTTATTGCTTCGTTCGCGGCGGAATCTACGTTCCCCGGCTACTTGATAGTGTCACTGGCCCGAGCAACAACGTGGCCGATCTGCTGTTGTACCTGATGCGTAACAGCTCGCGGGTGCCCGAGGCGATGATTGACACCACCAGTCTTTTGGCGGCGGCCACCTTTACCGACACCAACGGCTTCTGGTTTAACGGTGTAGTGCGTGAATCCACCAACCTGCGTGACTGGATCGGCAGCACCCTCCAGTATTTCCTGTTGCGCCAGGCCCGTATCGGTGGCAAGGAAGCTCTCAAGCCACTGGTGCCGACCAATGCCAACGGCACCATTAAAACTACGGCAGTGACATGGGCGTTCACCTTCACCGAGGAGCATGTCATCCCCGAGAGCTTTGACATTATCTACACGCCACTGGCAGACCGGAAGCCGTTCTGTGCTGTGATGCTGTGGCGCCAACAGGATGATCTGGGCATCCCGGTGATGCGTACCACCGAGGTCCGTTACACAGGCACCGCACCTGATGGCCCGTTTGAGCAGCACGACCTTTCCGGCTTCTGCTCCTCCGAGAACCACGCCGTCAAGGTTGGCGCCTACATCCTCTCCAAGCGCAACCACGTCACCCACCGCTTGCAGCTTGGCGTCAAGCCGGATGCGTTCAATCCAACGCTGGCCGCCGGGGATCTTGTGCGAGTGCGACTGGAGCGCACCCCATCAACTGGCGCATCAAGCCTGCATGACTACCTGTACGAAGTGGACCGAATCGGCAAGTCACTTGCGGGCGAAGTGCGCCTGGATCTGACGCATTTTCCGGTTGATGCCAACAAGGCCAGCGTCGTAGCCCAGGAAGTCAATGCCGCTGTCGGCAGTGGATTGACAGTTGGGACCGGCTTAAGCGGCATCACATGTGACATCAATTCGTTTAATGACACCAGTGTGCCCGCCGAAACTTTTACAAGTGGATCGTTCCCCAATTACGGATCTAGTTTTGGCGGCTTTAGCGGGTCTGGCCTTGGTGATCCTCCGGTAAACAATCCTTCCGGCGGTTCTGTCAGCGGAGGC